ATTAGGCCATGCACCACTAGCAGGAATAGCCATTGCTGTACCACCTGTGCGTTTTTCTATATTGTCTGTATATACTTTGCTCATTTATATTCTTTCTCTTTATACTATTTATTCTATGGTTTAGTCGGCCATACTACATCTTCTGAGTCTGCTGTACTTGCTGGAAGATCACGCAATGCTTGACGGTATGTAGTCATATCAGCTGACATTGTGACATCGGTTAGAGCGTAGAAGTCTGTTTCAGCGAGGAGTGTATTTCGGTGTGTACGAACCTCCGCCCAATCACCTTTCCATAGTGCTTCCTGTAGTAGCTCCACCGTAGGCAATGGTTCATCTCTATTCCAAGTTAAAACTCCTGTTTCTTTACCGCAAAATGAAACTTCCCAGCCAGTAGACTCACCTACAAAATAAAATAGCGCAGTTCCTAATCGTTTGCCTAATGCGTCATACATATCAATAACGCCTTAGAACTGTCCATTTTGCATAACAACCTTTGTTATAACCGCTTGCACTTCCGCCAGCATTGTAAGTAGCAGTACTATGGTTGTTATACATATAGAATTCTAAATCGTCACCCGCAAGAAAATCCCATGTAAAACTTGGCTGATTTGGTTGAACAGGGGTATTAATATCTCCCTGCGGGAAGCAAATTATCTCCGTTGAGGCGCGACTGTTATATAGTCTTTGTATTTTAGGTTCAATATGTTGTATACCTGTATTCTGAGTGGTGGTTAGAGCCTGTACAAGAATATTGCAATCAAATGGGATGTTAACCCAAAAATTCGTTGTGTCAAACCAACCTCCTATATCTGAATACACAGTATATTCGCCAGTTGAAAACATAAGTTCTGTCGCGACCCCTGCCACAGGCTCTGTAGTATTTCTATATATAAGACCAGAAGCAGATAAATGTTCATTACCAGTTCTAAAAATAGTAGTAGTGTCTGAGACAAACTCGCAATGATCGCCAATCTTATACAAAGTGTATTGTTCCACAGCCGAACTATTTTTAATGGCTATAGTATTCCCAGCACCATGCGCCGCTGTTGAAATAACATGAATGGCACAAGTACCAAACGCGGAAGCGGCAGGCAATGTGATTACCGTTTCCGTGGCAGTTCCAGCAGATACATTAACTAAAACAATAAGACTTGACTTACCCGTGAAGTCAGCAGCCAGAATAGTATAAGCAGCGGTCTTGGATAAAACTCCTTGAGCGCCTGTCGTGATTGCCACACCACCGATGGTTAAGTTACCAGCATCTGTAATCGCCATAGTCTTTCCAGTAGGCACTGTAATAGTGCTACCAGAACTAGTGATTGTGTCTAATAATAGTGTTGCTGCCATTTTTTTTTCCTCAGATCATTGTTAGTTCGCCGCTGATAGTCCATGTAAATCCATCAGCGATAGTAATTGGACCAGCAACAAAGGCTGCTTTAGTAGTCTCTACTGTTGTTGTTAAATTAGATGATATAGTGTTGTAGTTGTAGAAGTAATCACCCTCTGTTGTGATGATACCACCACTTTCTCCAAAACTTAATTGCCCAGAACCATCCGTCTGCATTGCTTGTCCAGCAGTACCATCAGCAGCCGGCAGTGTAAACTCTGCGGCACCTGTACTGGTTTTCATTAATTTATCTACACTTAATGTACCCATATTATACCACCGTCCAATTACCTAATACTGTAACTACATAGGTATCTGCAATTGTTATTGGCCCAGCTGACTGAGCATTTACTGTTGATGCCACACTAAGGTTCTCACTAATTGTCTGTGCATTAGTTCTCATTATAGCATTTAATCCTAGTGTCTGGTCTTGTATTGGTGATGGGTCTGCTTTCAGCCCAAGATAAACAATCTCCAATGTGTTCGTACCGGAAGGTGGAGGATTGCCTGCACCAAAATCTATTGTTGTACCAGTTACTGCATAAGCACCAACCGACTGTTTTACACCAGAAATAGATACAATAATACTCGCTGGAGTTTGTACACTATTCGTTAGTGTAAATGAAACATCTGTTCCATTTGGTGATAACAGTTGTGACGGGTAATCACTAAATCTTGGTTGTTCGCCTATATATGACATTTATATTCTTTCTCTCTTTGTATTATTTATTACAATTGGACTATTCTTCATCCCAAGATGTAGTACCTTCATTCCATATATATTTCTTACCATCATCAGGCATCGCTGTAGGTGGTTGCCAATCATGGTTTCCATCAAGAGTCCAAGAAGCATATGGTTTGGGTGTTACAAATACTTCATTAGTTTTGTCCCATGTAAATCCAGTTCCAGCGAACTGTTTACGGAAGTTATTGTTATAACTAGTTTGTATCCAATTGAATGAATCTCCTACTAAACCTGAGTTGATGAAATCTTGTTCAGCAACAATAACTCGTTGAACTATTCCATTACTATTTATTTCTGCAAAATGACTCATATTGTCCACCTAATAATCACGATACCGGAACCACCGATACCACCAGTACCAGACCCTGTACCTGATGAACCACCACCAGAACCTGTATTAACTAATCCCGCAATACCAGTAGCGACGTTGTAAGCGACACTTGGAGCGCCGCCACCTGCCGCCGTTACTGCGGGTGTTCTACCCGATGTTTGAGTACCACCAGCACCACCACCTGCGATGTAGAGAGTTCCTGAAGAACCGCCAACTGTAGCCACGTTAGATGAGTCTGTTCCCGCAAGCGCCGCTAATAAAAAAGCAGTTGTTTCGGTAGCAGAAGAATTAACAAACGTACTGACTCCTATACCACCGCTCCCGATAGTTCCCGTTGTACCTGCTGTACCTGCGGCTCCAGCGCCACCACCACCACCGCCTTCTGTTGCGGAGTTTGTTGATCCAGATGCACTATTAGCAAAAGCAGTGCCACCAGAGGCTCCTTGCGTAGCGGAGCCACCTACAAAGTTTCGTGAACCACCACCACCCGAACCACCATTAGCACCATTTATACCCGCACCACCGCCGCCACCTCCACCTACGGCCGTTGCGGTTGAAAAACTAGAAGTTCCACCAGTTCCGCCAGGGTTAGGTCCACCAGCTGCACCGGCTACTCCACCGGCACCAATAGTCACAGTATGATTTCCGACGGCAATAGAAGAACTAGCTGTCCAAACAACACCACCAGCACCTCCACCACCACCATTATCATAACCGCCGCCACCGCCACCAGCAATTGTAAGAAAATCAATAGTACCGATAGACCCGATTACACCAAATGTTCCTGATGCAGTAAAAGCACGAACTCCGTAATCTACAGAGTTATGTGTATATGTTGTGTATGTACCACCAGTATATGTAGTCAGACCACCCATAAACGACCAAGTAGCACCTGACCATACCTTCATTGCATCGTTGGTAGAGTCATACCAAGTATCTCCTGTAACTGGCGCTGGAGAGGTTGGTGCTGTTGCCGCTTTCGTATACTTTCCGACATTAGCTAATTTACTTTGTGCAATTGCAGCAGAAGTATTAATCTGTGCATTAACAATTGAATCAGTTGCAGGATCTGCTGACTGCCAAGCATTATCCCCTCTTAAAAAAGTAGTTGCAGATGCTGTTCCTGTTGCAGATAATTCAGCAACCCCAATGGCATCATCTGCCATATCAGCGGTCTTTATTTGAGCGTCTGTTATATCGTCACTTCTTATAGTTGTTCTTGGCATTTATAAAACCTCTTATTACGCTGCGGGTTTCGTTGGCCACGTTGCTGCATCTACATGAGCTTTGGTAGTTTTACCGGAAGGTAGATCACGCAAGGCTTGACGGTATGTTGTCATATCAGCTGACATTGTTAGGTCCGATACACCATACCAATCTGTCGCAGCTAATCGGCGGTCACGATCTTCTCGCATCCCAGCAAGTGCTCTGCCGTTTTCACCAGCGGCCCATGCGGCTTCTTCGGCATCTCTAGCAGTTTCTTCTGCTGATGTAAGTTGGACGGATACACCATCCACCATTTTAAATCTAGGCATTATTCATTACTCCATTTAATTTTAAACTATTTATTATTGTTAATGTCATATTAAGACTCCGAAAGACCGTATAGGGTTACTCTGGCAACATTAGAGGCTGATCCAAGGTTTCCGCTACTAGTAGAGAATCTAAACGACACATGAGATTCAGAATCTTCCCCATAAAACATGAATTGACCCATGCGGTGATTTGTTGCTTGCCTATACCACCTCGATATTCCATAATATGTTGTCCTGATTGAGGAATCTTGCGGAGAGGAAAAATAACAATGACCAGATACAGGAATATGTGTACTATTGGTATCACTCAAATCGCAATATGTCGCACTACCAGATGCCCTATAAGTTGTGCTACTGGTCGCGGCAATAATAGTTTCCCAAATAACAAACCCACCATTCTCAAGTGATGATAAATCAGAATTCCCAACCGATAACCTCAATTCCTGATTTGCTGTGTCAAGGTAGATATTCTCAAACGTCATAAAATAGACTGAATACGTTGATGTAAAAACATCAGTGAAGTCCCATGTAGATACTGCGGCGTTGTTTGTGGTGGTAGAAATAAAATTCAAACCGGCGGCTGGAAACCCTGTCTTGGTTGCACTGGTTACATCAATTGTCGCACCTGATGCTACTGCAAGAGTAGCCCCAGCAGGAACAGTAAAAGTATCCCCACTATCTCCAAGAGTTAGTGCGGTCCCTGTAGACGGTGATATTTTATTTGTTTTGACTTCAGACATAATTCTTTCTCTATACTATTTATACTCGTTAGTTATTTAATTCCGTACATCTTTATTGTTCCAGCGTTAATGTTCCCACTACTCATTTTGAATCGGACTGCATTAATCGCTGTGGCACCTACATTAATATAGCCTCCCACATAACCGTCAAAAGCAGCGTCTGAATCTTGTTGCATAGAAATTCTTCCATAATAATGTTTTACATAAGTGGTAGAGCTAGGATTAAAAATATGTAATACACCAGAAGCAGCTTGGTCTGCATCATTTCCTAAATCAAAACCCATTGGAACAAAAGCTGTGCTGTTAGCTACATCTCGACCTGTTGTATATCCCACCAATGCTGCGGAATTATCTGGTGTATGATAGGCTCTAAAATAGGTGCTTGTAGTATTCATTCCGTAAGAACTACCACCATCTGAACTTACTTGGAACTGTAATTCTACAGAATCCGTAGCAGGGTTTAGAGTAATATATTCAAATACATACTCTTTATATGTACTATCAATACCAGAAGTAAATGAAATATTAGCTACCGCAGTTGATACTGTTGTAGTCGATATTAATACTTGAGCACTTCCAAATCCTGCATTAACACCAGACAATACTCCAGAACCATTAGATG